GGCATCTATATGGTACAGCAGGAACTTGATTATGCTGTAGCACTTTCGGACAAAGGCAGCGCACTTGCTGCTGCGGATGTCATCCCTGTAATTGCAGTACCTGCGGGTACTGTCATTATGAATGCAGGTGTCGAGGTTGTAGTTGCTTCTTCAGCAGGTACTATGACTTTTGATGTAGGCACGGGTGTTGACGTTGACTGCTTTGTTGATGGTTTTGATGGCGATAGTGGTACTGCTGCTGGCACATACTCTCAGAACGCTGCTGCGTTCCAGCCTATTGTATGTCTTGCAGATGATAACATCGACGTTAAACTTATTACACAGTCTGGTACGGCTCTAACCACGGGTAAAATTCGTGTGTGGGCTTTGCTTATGGATGTCTCTGACCTTGGTACTTTAAGTGCTAGTGAAGTAGATCGCGACGTTCTAGCGTAGTTTGTTAGAGGGAGGAGGTTAGGTTGTGCGTAGCGTTACCTTTCCTCCTCTTTTTCTTTAAGGTGTTTTAATGTATGGCAATCACAACAGCAATGTGCAACAGCTTTAAGCAAGAGCTTCTTGGCGGTATTCATGATTTAGATAGTAATACCCTTAAGTTAGCTTTAATTAAAGTGTCACCAAGCGGCACATATAATGCAAGTACAACTAATTATTCTAATGTGACGGGAAACTCAGATGAAGCATCAGGGACAAATTACTCCTCCGGTGGGCAAGCTTTAGATAATGCTACCATATCTTTAAGTGGATCTACTGCTATTGTTGACTTTACAGATGAAGTATTTAGTAGTGTAACTGTAGCAGCAAGTGGTTGCATTATTTATAATACAGCACAATCGAACAAAGCTATTTGTGTAATTGACTTCGGTGGTACTGTAAGTGCTACTGCTGGCAATCTTACTATTCAATTTCCTGCTGCTGATGCTTCAAACGCTGTCATTCGTATTGCTTAGTAGGTAGGGTACGACACAATGGCTATTGTAGCAGCCTCTGCAAGATATAATTATGGTATTTATAATACTTCTATTTATGGTACTGCAAATATTACGTTTAGTGTAACGGGCGTAACGGCCACAGGTTCAGTTAACACACTTGGAAATAAGGTAAGCGAGCTACTAAACAGTGTGTTTGTTTCTGGTGTTGTGAACACGGTAGGTGTTGGAGTTAATACACCTACCCTCCTCGCCTCTGTTTCTACTACAGGTAGCTTAGGTACAGGCACATTTAGTGGTACAGCTAACGTAGTACTAAATTCAGTACCGTCTGTAATTTTGAGTGTTGGTAATTTAAGCACGCTTGCTGTGCAATTTAATTTTAATAATGTTAAAGATAGTTATAGTAGAAAGCGCTGTGTATACATAGCGAGGGCTGCATAGTGTCAACCTCGGCAGAAAGAACAGCAATAGTTAAAAATGAAAATAGATACGTTATGGTGCCTAGAGGTATTACTATAAAAGATAGAACTATTTCCGTTTCTACAGAAGTTAGATACGTTTACATAGAACGACAAGATACTTCATACGATAGAACAATTTATGTTACGGAGTAATTAAATGTCATTTAAATGGCCTGTAAAAGACCCAGACGAAACTTTAGACTACAATGTAGACTGGTCTAGGTTCCTAGATACAGCAACTATTAGTTCTGTCTTATGGTATGTTAAAACAAGTGAGATTGGCAAAACTCAATTAGACTCAGGTGAAAACTTAACTACTGCTTCTAGTTCTGCTGTTACAGATAGTATTCAAAATGTGAGTCAGACAAACACTACCACAGTTGCTACAATTAATATTGGTAGTGGTATAATTAATAGAGAATATACTTTTTATTGTAAGATGACGGACTCAACAGGTAGTACAGCGGAACGATCTATTAAGCTTACTGTGAAGGAAAAGTAGTGGCATATAATTTCTTAGGCTTAGTAAACGACGTAAATAGACGCTTGAATGAGGTTGAACTAACCTCAAGCAACTTTGATACGGCTAAGGGTTTTTACTCTCATGCTAAAGATGCTGTTAACGCTTCTATACGTCACATTAATCAGGCACAGTATCAGTGGCCCTTTAATCACGTTACTCAAGAAGAGGTTCTTACTGCGGGTACTACTAGATACTCCTTCCCTGACGATGCTAAGGTAATTGACTTTGATAGTTTTAGAATTAAAGAAGATAGCACATTAGGAAATAGTACTGTTAAATTAGGCCTTCTTGATTATGATGATTACTTACAAAAGTGTGTAGACCAAGAGTATACTGCCAATGAGAATGGCAGGCAGTTACCCCAATTTGTTTTCCATGCGCCCTCATTAGAGTATGGTATGGTTCCTGCCCCAGACCAAGCATATACAGTAGTATATGAATATTATCGAACTCCTGTTGACCTAGAAAATGTAACAGATGTTCCTGTTGTACCTGAGCGGTTTAAGCATGTTATTATGGAAGGTGCAATGTATCATGCATATTTATTTAGAGGTAACACACAAGATGCCTCTATGACACAACAAAAGTTTGATGCCAGTATCACACAAATGCGTAGTATGCTAATTAATAGGACGTATTATATAAGGTCATATATGCTTAATAGAAATCAATCTGTATCTGGTAGACTAGGCACTGCCTCTACTAATGTTGGCTCTTCTTTGGATTCATTATAAATGGCAGAAGATAGCTGGCTCACATACCCTATAGAGTTTAAGGGTGGCTTAATTAGTAACCTTAGCCCCCTTCAGCAGGGTACTAACGCACCGGGGAGTGCTAGAATTTTGCGTAACTTTGAACCTTCTATTGAAGGTGGTTATCGCAGAATTTTAGGCTACACTAAGTATGATTCAGCTATTATCCCTTTATACGGTTTACCTGTAGTTCATGGAGGGAGCCAAAGCGGTACAACCCTTATTATTGCATCTATGTATATTATACCTACTGTAGGTGATACTTTTACTATTACGGGTGTTAGTGGTACTTATACTATTGCTTCAGGTGGGGTGTCTTACGACAGCTCAAATAAAAGAGCTACACTAACGCTAGTAGAAACATTAGCTGCTAGCCCCGCTAATGCTGCTGAGATTACGTTTACTGGCACATCAACTATATATACACCTCTAGGTGTAAATGTCTGTGAGAGCTATATTATAGTTGCACATAATGCAGATATTTATAAGACAAGTGGTTCAGGATACACAAAAATTAATGTGCCCTCTTATGGTACTGTCCTTGTAAATGGAGGCAGTCAAACGGGTACTACTTTAGCCCTTGATGGTTTAACTTCTGCGCCACAGGCTAATGATACTTTTAAGATTGCTGGTATAAATTTAATATACACGGTTACTGCAGATGCAACGGTAGCTTCTGGGGGTTCTACCTTAGCAATTAATCCTGCATTAGCCAGTAGTCCAGCAAACAATGCAGTTATTACCTTTTTATCTGTTAGTAGAGCCAGTGCTACTAATACACGTTTTGATAGCTATGACTTTACAGGTACAAAAAAGTATATTATTGTAGATGGCTATAATCCCCCTGCTACGTATGATGGAACGACGTTTACTGTTCTAGACGATGCACCAGCGGATGTACTTGGCTCAAGTCTTGTTAGATTACATAAAAATGCGTTGTTTTTTGCTAAAGGTAGATTACTGACGTTTACGGCCCCTTACACAGATACTGATTTTAGTCCTGCGACGGGGGGCGGTGTCATTGATGTAAGTGACAATATCACGGGTTTAATAACATTTAGGCAGCAACTTTTTATATTTACTGAAACTAAAATATTTAATCTAACAGGAACATCTATTGCAGATTTTCAATTACAACCTGTGACTACGGATATGGGCTGTACAGAAACAGACTCAATTCAAGAAATTGGTACAGATGTAATCTTTTTAAGTCCAGATGGATTAAGACTTTTAGGTGCTACAGATAGAGTTAACGATTTTAACTTTAGTAATATTTCAAAAGTTATCCAAGCAGAGTTTTCTGATTTTAAAACCTCCAGTACACGGGTCAGTAGTGTAGTTATTAGGGGAAAATCTCAATACAGACTTTTTGGGACATCCCCTAGTTATACGGATGAAAATGCTAAGGGTATTATTTTAACACAATTAGCGGATGAGGCAGGTGGTGGTACAGCTTTAGCGGAGACGCGCGGTATTAGGGCACACGTTGCAGATAGTAAATACATTAATAATGTAGAAACTATAGTCTTTGCTAATACTAATGGTTATTTATATCAAATGGAATCTGGTAATAGTTTTGACAGTGCAAATATTGCAACAACATTTTCTACACCTCATTTACCTATTTCTGATCCACGCCTTAGAAAAACTATGTATAAATTATTTCTCTATACAGATCCACAAGGAAGTGTTTCTTTTACGGTAACTCCTAAGTTAGACTTTGATGGTCTAGGTATTATCCAACCCGCAGCCATTACATTGTCCAACACGAGTACTGAAGTATCTTATTACGGCGTTTCATCCTATGCTAGTGGTACTTATGGTGGTAAACTACAGTATGTATTTGAGACTCAACTAATTGGATCAGGCTATACTATATCTTTTCAGTTTAACTCCGAGAGCATAGACCCCCCGTTTTCTCTTGACGCACTAACATTAGAATATGCAAACAACTCTAGAAGGTAAATACTATGGGCACAGGATACACACGTAACGATACTGGCAATAACATCGCTAATGGCAATGTCATTAATGCGACTGACCTTGATGGTGAGTTTGATTCGGTACAAGCAGCGTTTCATGTAAGTACAGGACACACTCATGATGGTACTGCAGCAGAAGGAGCCCCCGTAACGGTCTTAGGGCCTGCTCAAGATTTTGTAGCTACTGCCACAGAGATTAAACCTAAAACAAGTAATACATTAAGTATTGGTACTGGCTCCCTTCAATTTAAAGACATTTATATTGATGGTACTGCATATTTAGACACTGTAGATATTGATGCAGGAAATATTGATGGTACTATTATTGGCGCGGCAACTCCAGCCGCAGCTACTACTACTACCC